ATTAGCCTTGGCAGGATCGGCATTTAAAAAGGTTTACTACGATCCATCACAAGGCCGGCCGGTTGCTATCTTTATTCCTGCTGAAGATATTGTGGTGCCTTTTGGCGCTACGGACTTGCGACACGCTGAGCGCATTACGCACATTATGCGTAAGACAGAAAACGAAGTACGCAAATTACAGCATGCAGGGCTATGGCGTGATATTGATCTAGGCGAACCCACAACGGCGCTGGATGATATTGAAAAGCGCAAGGCGGAAGAGCAGGGTATGTCGGCCACCATGGACGATCGCTACCGCATTCTTGAAATGTGTGTAGACCTTGACCTTCCAGGTTTTGAAGATTCAGACAAAAACGGTCCTACAGGTATTGCCCTACCGTATGTTGTAACCATCGACAAAGGTACAAGCAAGATACTGGCTATCCGTAGAAACTGGTATGCCGATGATCCGTTAAAGCTTAAGCGTATGCACTATACGCATTACATCTACATCCCAGGTTTTGGCTTTTATGGGTTTGGCTTGATTCATTTGGTTGGTGCTTTTGCTAAGTCGGGTACTTCATTAATTCGTCAGCTTGTTGATGCTGGTACGTTATCCAACTTACCTGGCGGCTTGAAATCACGAGGGCTGAGAGTCAAGGGTGATGACACACCGATTAGCCCGGGGGAGTTCAGAGATGTTGATGTACCTTCTGGATCTATAAGGGACAACATCCTACCGCTTCCTTATAAAGAGCCAAGTCAAGTTCTTTACCAGTTGCTACAAACAATTGTTGCAGAAGGCCGCCGTTTTGCTGCGACGGCTGATATGCAGATTTCGGACTTGTCCGCGAATACGCCGGTTGGCACGACGCTTGCAGTGCTGGAGCGGACATTAAAAGTAATGTCTGCTGTACAAGCAAGGCTTCATTACTCTATGCGGCAGGAGTTCAAACTGCTTGCTGCCATTATTAGGGACTACACGCCAACTGAATATAGCTATGATGTTGATGCACCAGGCGGCCGGTTAGTTAAACAAGCTGATTACGATATGGTGGATGTAATCCCTGTATCAGACCCTAATGCAACAACACTTGCCCAACGGGTAACGCAATATCAAGCTGTGTTGCAACTTGCTGCTCAGGCCCCCCAGATCTATGACATGCCAGAGTTGCACAAGCGGATGTTGGAAGTGCTAGGCATCAAAAACATTGACAAGCTAATACCGGCAGCCAAGGCAGAACAGCCGAGAGATCCCGTGTCTGAGAACATGGCCATTCTTAACATGCAGCCTGTTAAGGCATTCATTTACCAAGACCATGAAGCGCATTTGGCTGTCCATATAGCAGCGACGCAGGACCCTGTCTTGCGACAGCAAGTGCAGCAAAATCCCATGGGTGGTCAAATGATGGCGGCTGCTATGGCCCACATTAATGAGCACATGGCATTCTTGTATCGTAAACAGCTTGAGCAGCAACTAGGTGTACCGCTGCCACCACCTGATACGCCATTGCCCGAAGATTTTGAGGTGGAAATATCAAGACTTGCAGCTCGCGGCGCCCAGCAGCTACTGCAACAGCACATGGCTGAAGCCCAGCAGATGCAGGCTCAGCAGCAGGCTCAAGATCCGTTGATACAGATGCAGCAAGCGGAGCTGCAACTAAAGCAGCAGCGTGAAGCAAGGGAAGCGGCAAAGGATCAGGCTGACATTATGTTGAAGGCCAAGGCCCAGCAAGACAAAGTCATGCTAGAGCAGCAAAGGATTCAAAGTATGAATCAAATAGCAGAGCAGAATATTGCGGCCAAGATGATTGATAAGGCGGCGGATATTCAGCATGACAGATCAAGGATCGGCAAATGAATTACGATGAAGCTATTGAGCTAGAGATAAATAAACAGATTAAGTATTTAGAAGAACAACTCTCGCAAGGGAGCATAAAAAGCTTTGATGAATACAAATTCGTCTGCGGCCAGATTCAAGGTCTTATGGTTGCAAGACGCATCAACGAAGACCTTGCCAATCGTATGAAGGACGATAATGACTGAAGTTACTGAGGACACTCAGCAGGAAGCAACGCAACTACCTGAGCCTACGGGCTATAGGATGTTATGCGCTTTACCCGAGGTAGAGGATAAATTTGCCAACGGTATTTTAAAACCAGATGCACTAACAAAATTAGAGGAGTTTAGTACCGTAGTTTTGTTTGTTTTAAAACAAGGGCCGGATTGTTACAAAGACCAGTCAAAATTCCCCACGGGTCCTTGGTGCAAAGAAGGTGATTTTATTTTGGTTAGAGCGTATTCAGGTACGCGCTTCAAAATACATGGTCGGGAATTTAGGCTTATAAACGACGACACCGTAGAGGGTGTTGTGCAAGACCCACGCGGATACAGTCGCGCATAAAGGAGCTGTTATGGCAGAAAATTATGAGGTAGAGGTAGAGGGTGAGGGATCCACAGAAATAGAAATTGTGGATGACACGCCCGAGCAAGACCGTAATGCAACACCATTAAAGTCTGATCCATCAGAGATACCTGATGATGAAATCAAGCAGTATTCAGAGAATGTCAAAAAGCGCATTCAGCATTTAAAGCACGGTTATCACGATGAGCGTCGCGCCAAGGAAGAGGCGCAGCGAGAGCGTGAGGCTGCTATTGCCTACGCTAAACAGATCGCTGATGAGAATGCAAAGCTCAAAGAGAAGCTTACGACGGGCGAATCAACGTTAATAAAAACGATGCAGTTTGCCACTGAGAAAGAATTAACGGAGGCAGAGCGTTTATATAAAGAGGCACTGGAAAGCCAAGATTCAGAGCGCATTTTAAATGCCCAAAAGGCTTTGAATGTAGCGATGATGAAGGCCGATCGGGTGAAGAATTTTAAGCCCCCTGCGGCTGAACAAACACCACAGTTGCCATCTGAGCAAACTCCTGCTTATAATCAACCCACTTACCAAGACCGGAAAGCAGAACGCTGGAAACAAGATAATCCTTGGTTCGGGCAATCAGGCGATCCAGGTGTTGACGATGAGATGACGTTTTTTGCCATGGGCCTGCATAAAAAGCTTACCCGGGAATATGGCGAACAATATGCACTCACGGACGAGTATTACGAGAAGATCAACTCTCGCATAAAGGAAAAGTTTCCTGAGAAGTTTGGTGAACAGGACGAACCAGACGAAAAGCCAAGACGTCCTGCCTCGGTGGTTGCCCCGGCAACGCGCAGCTCGCCACCTAAAAAACTGAAGCTGACAGCCTCGGAAGCAGCAGCCGCCCGAAGGATTGGAGTGCCGCTTGAAAAATACGCCATGGAATTGGCAAAACTACGCATGGAAGGAAAGTTATGAGCCGCGAATCCAGAGAAGCACAGACCCGTGAAACCACGGAACGTCCAAAGCAATGGAAGCCGCCCAGCTCATTGCCTGATCCTCTCCCGCGAGATGGTTGGAGACATCGCTGGGTCAGAACGTCCATCCTTGGAAAGGAAGACGCCAGGAATGTATCAAGCCGTCACCAAGATGGATTTGAACCATGCAAATGGGAAGAATATCCTGAAGTCGCACGAGCCCTGCTCGCAACCGGACCTCAAACCGGCAACATTGAGATTGGTGGATTAATGTTGTGTCGCGCTCCCATCGAGATGGTAGACCAGCGTAATGCTCATTACCTAAAGCAAGCAAATGACTGGATGAAGAGTGTTGATACAAATTTCATGCGCGAAAACGACCCAAGGATGCCGCTCTTTAATGAGAAGCGATCCGAGGTCCGATTCGGTAAGAGATAAACCTCATTTGGAGTAACTCAAATGGCTTACCCGACTATCAGCAAGCCTTATGGCTTCAAGCCGATCAATTTGATCGGTGGTCAGGTGTTCGCCGGAGCAACTCGCCAGCGTCGTATTGCATCTTCTGCATCAAGCATTGGATACGGCGACCTGGTGAAGTTTGTTAACGACGGCACCATTGCAGTAACCACGGAAACAACCACAGCCCCAACCACTGGGTTTGCTGGTGTATTCCTTGGCTGCCAGTTTATTTCATCGGTAACTGGTCAGCCCACATGGTCACAATCTTGGATAAGCGGCACATCGGTCAAGGCAAACACCTTCATCTAT